TTTTCTGCAAATTTACGCTCTTGAAACCATATAAACAACTGTACTACAATATTTTAATTTATAGAACTCCTCTTAAAAATATCTGCATGGACATGGCGGAGCTTGGTGCAGCTGCCAGTGAGAAGAAACGGTCTCCTGTATCTGATGAAATCAAGCAAAGAGAAGCGTTCAGATGGTTAAAGACACTTGGGTATGAACCTAACTTTTTGGAAAAGTTAGAGAAAGAAGGATTGGTGCATAAGAAAAGAAAAGGCTCATCCAGAAATTCTCCTATCATATATTCCAAGTTCGAGATACAATCCGCTATTAATGCTTTTAAAATGAGTAAATATCTGAACAAATAACCCTATAAAATTTACGATTATGTCACTGATTAAGAAAAGTAATGAATTAGTTATCCCGACCACCGTGAAGATGATGATTTACGGTCAAGCCGGAATGGGAAAGAGTACGGTAGCATTGAGCGCACCGAAACCGCTGCTGTTGGACTTCGATAACGGCGTGAAGCGCATGAACATGGCGCACTTGGAGAATATAGACACGGTACAGGTCACTTCATGGAGCGATGTTCAGCAAGTTCTTCAAGAGGACTTGTCCGCTTATCAGACCATTGTAGTAGATACCATCGGCAAGATGATGGACTTCATCATTACTCACAAGTGTGGAACCCGCCAGCCGTCCATCCGTGATTGGAGCGGTATCAATGCAGAGTTTTCATGGATGACACGAACACTTTCGGGGCTTAACAAGCACATCATTTTCGTTGCCCATCGCGACACAAGAAAAGAAGGTGATGATACGGTGTTTATCCCTGCCTTGCGTGAAAAATCCTACAACTCTATCGTTACTGAACTGGATTTGCTCGGTTATCTTGAAATGAAAAGCGAAAGAGGCGTCCAAAGACGTACTATCACTTTTGACCCAACTTCAAGAAATGACGGTAAGAATACTTGCAATCTTCCTTCAGTGATGGAAGTTCCTACCATCCTTGACAAGAATGGTAATCCAACCGCAAAGAACGACTTTATCACCGCCAAGATAATCAATTCGTATTTGGGTATGCTTGCTGCCAAGAAAGAGGCACAGGAAAAGTATGATAAGGTGATAGAGGAAATCAAAGAAAGTATCGAATTTATAACTGATGCCAAGTCCGCTAATGAGTTCGCCTCTCATATTAATGAGTTTGAACACGTTGGTAGTTCTTTGATGATGGCGAGAAGTTTGTTTGCTGCAAAGGTAAAGGCTTTGGGACTGGTATTCAATAAGGAAACTAAAATCTACTCAGATGCAGCTTAACTATCGTATATATGCAACATTGTTGGATTCTTACTTCAATTACCTTAATAGCGATGTCATATATGAGCGTTATTATGGGTGGAGTGAGAATCCGCCATGTACGGAAGAAGAGTTCCGGCAAAAACAGTTTCAAGAACTGATAGACCGTATCAACCGCAAGCCATTCGATAGCGAAGCGGCAGACAAGGGAACAGCCTTTAATGAGGTTATTGACTGTATGGTTGAAAATCGGAAATCTGAAACTGTGCAGGTTGAAAAGATATATAAGGTAATACGCGAAGGAGCTTGTGACGAAACAGGTAAACCTTTGTATTACGATGAGGTTCAGACCAACGAGGTTATAGCTTTGAAAGCTACCTATAATAATCGTGTTTTTACTTTCCCAATCTCACTTTGCCGAGAGTTTTCCGGTTACTTCAAAGGAGCATTAACCCAACAAAGAGTAGAAGCGATTATTCCAACCGCATACGGCAATGTTTTGGTTTATGGGGTAATTGACGAGCTGATGCCGGCCAGCGTCCACGACATCAAAACAACCGGTAGTTATACCGTGGGAAAGTTCAAAGATCACCACCAGCATTTAGTATATCCATACGCTTTAATGAAGAACGGTTCTGATGTACGGACATTTGAGTATAACATTGTGGAGTTCAACAAAGGCGGTTATGTGGTAGATACCTATACAGAAACATACGTTTTCAATCCTGAACGTGATATTCCTATTCTTACTAATCATTGTGAGGAATTTATCCGGTTTTTGGAAGAAAACAGAAAACTTATAACCGATAAAAAGATATTTGGAGGAGAAAATTAATGGCAAACCAAATAACCGGACGGATAATCGAAATCGGACAAACTGTTCAAATACCATCCAAAAACGGTGGTTCCTCGTTTACAAAACGGGAGTTCATTTTAGATGCTACCACTTACGACACTTATACGGGAGAGCGTAGCGAGTATGAGAATGTTATTCCCTTAGAGTTTTCAGGCGATAAGTGTGCAGAACTTGACCGCTTTAATCAGGGTGATGTTGTTACTGTATCATTTGTTTTACAAGGACGTTCTTGGACGAATCAAGACGGAGAACTCAAACGTATGGCATCTATTCGGTGCTACAAAATAGATGCGCGTGGCGGTGTATCTCAATCCCAACAAACAACATCGGTACAACAGCCAGCGCCACAACCGACCTATCAGCAACAGCCGCAGAACTTTCCGCCTCCGGTTGATGCTAATGGCAATGTAAAGGACGATTTACCTTTTTAGCGTATGCTGTTCGACTTGAAGAATGATATGGAAGAGATTTGGAAAACAGTAAAAGGGTATAATGGATATTATCAAGTTTCTAATACAGGTAAAGTTCGGAATCCTAATAAGGTGCTTACTCCAAATGTTGGAGTAAAGAACGGATATGTTTATGTTACTTTGAGAAAAGATAAAAGACTGTTACATCGAATTGTTGCAGAAACTTTTATCCCCAATCCATTTAATAAACCAGAGGTAGACCACATTAATGGAATTAGAACGGATAATAATGTTTGTAATTTAAGGTGGGTAACTCGCACGGAAAACAATAATAATCCTATTACTAAAAGCCGTTTTAGTAAATCTGCTAAAGGTAAAGTTATCAATGCAGAAACTAAAAAACGAATGTCAATGAGCCGAAAAGGGGAAAAACATCCAATGTATAATAAAAAGCATTCAAGTTTTTCTAAAAGAAAGATGTCTATAACTCATTCAATTCCAGTTGTGCAATTGGGATTACAAATGAATTATATAGCTGAATTTGAAAGTGCAAAAGTGGCTTCTCTTGAAACACAAGTTGCTGCATCAAGTATCAATGCTTGTACGCTCGGCAAAAGGAAAACGGCTGGTGGCTATATTTGGAAAAAGAAAAATGATATTTAATTTATCAAATCATTATGAAATACCCAAGTTCAAGGAGTATGTAAACAAGCTGTTTAGTGAACGTGCGGTGGTGGAAGTGAAAAAGAAACTACCTAACCGCACGCTTGCCCAAAATAGCTACTTGCATCTTCTTTTAGGGTATTTCGGTAGTGAATACGGTTGCAGTCTCGACGAAGCAAAAATTGATTTTTATAAGAGGACTTGCAACCGTGATTTGTTTGAACGTAAGACGGTCAACAAGAAAGGTAAGGAAGTAACTTACTTAAGAAGTTCTGCCGAGCTGACAACAGGTGAAATGACTTTGAGTATTGACCGTTTCCGTAATTGGAGTGCATCAGTGGCAGGTATCTATCTGCCGGCTGCGAATGAACATCAAATGCTGATATACGCCCAGCAGGAAATACAAAGAAATAAAGAATTTATTTAGTCATGATAGAAACAAGAAAAACAGAAAAACGGTACGTGACATCCGACCCAAAGAAGATGCTCAATATGTACCTTGCAAAGCGTGTTCTCAAAACATGGGAGGAATCTTTCATAGATGAAGATACCGGCGAAACGGTAAACATTGAACGTAATGAAGTCCTTTTTGATCGTGGTTCTCTGATAGACCAAGACCTATTGGCAAAAATTCGTTTCAGTATGGAAGCGGATGGCATCAAAGAAGTGGAAGTCAGTAGTCAGAAGCGTTTAGCTTTTGAGAACGAAAACAAGTTCTTATATCCCTATCTTGCACAAGCACAGATAGGTGATAAGAAGTACAAATTCCTGCTTTATGCTACCGGCCTGGAGAATGTCTGCCTTATTTTGAGAGACTACATTGAACTTAATTATCAATCGGGATTCACCTTAACGATGGCAAAGGAGTTTGATTCGTGCGTGATTCTTACTGATAATCTGAAAAAGCGTAAAGTCGATGATGCTTCGATTGCTTATCTCAAAAATGAAATCACAATGGCAGAGTACGTTGATAAGATGGACGATGAGAGCGAGGATAGTGACGAAGAATCTAAGCCGGATGAAAAGAAGTTCTATCAGATTGAAACGAAAATCACATTTGACGAAGAGCAACGTACTCAAACATTCGTAGTGAATACTTTTAATGTTGACAGAGCGATGATGCTTATTATCCACTATCTCAAACATAAAGAGGAAGAATGTGAGAAGCAAGCCAAAGAAAAGGGACATGAGTTCAACAAAAGAGAAATCCATGCGGCCATTGAATCTGCCAAACCTATCCCGGTTGGGCGGTTCATTCCGAAAGAGTTTTCGGTGGCTTATATGGAATAACTTTGTTAACCTGCCTGCTCGGTCTGTGAAGATATAGCGGGCAAACCCATAAAAATACAATCATGAATATAGTAAAAAGTAAAAGTTTTAAAAACGGTACAGTTTACTGCTTGCGGCTTGAAGATGGTATGCTGGTAGAAACAACTGATACCTTTCTTCCATATTACACAAAAGATGCGATAGGAAGAAAACAGAATTTCCTTGATAACAACAATCTCGGAAGTCGCGCTGAAAGATGGATGATTGGAGTTTCAACCATGAGCGGTTGTCCTGTACGTTGTAAGTTCTGTGCCACTGGTAATATGAAGAAATACCGCAATCTTACAGCAGATGAGATTGTAGAACAAGTATTGTTTGCTATCAGAAGCGCAGGTTACAACCCGAATGATTCCAAAGAATTTAAGATTAACTACACTCGTATGGGTGAGCCTTTCTTAAATATAGAAGCCGTAAAAAAAGCAATTGAACGTATTACGGAAATATTCCCAAATACTCACCATTACGTTTCAACGATTGGCATTAAAGATAGCGACTTCTCTTTTGTGAAAGGCAATGTGACGCTACAGATTAGCTTACACAGTTTTGACGAAGAAAAGAGAGGCTGGCTTATTCCTTATCCGAAGAAAATGTCTATTGATGAACTTGGGCAAATAAGAACAGAAAGTAATCTGAAAACAACTATCAATTTAACATTGGTGGATGAATCTGATTTTGATGCGGATAAGCTGGAGAAACATTTTGATAAGGAACACTTTTTTGTGAAGTTGTCTCCAATCAATCCAAATAACATATCAGAGAAAAACAACCTTGGTAATGGAATTATCGAGGGAGTGAATTTAGTATAAACAATTTAATTTACAGAATCATGAAAGAGATTAAAAAACAACTTGAAAAGATGGGCTACGATTATGCAGTAGCCATTGCAACAAAGTCTGAAATTGAAAACGGTGCCGCTTGCGGTCAGCTTTCAATTATCGTTGAAGGCGAGACTGAAGAATAAGTAACAGTTAGGTGGTATGGCGGAATTGGTAGACGCTAAAGTTTAATATCTCATAGATAGGTTGTCGGTAACGGGGGGGGTAATATAAGCAGTAGCCCGATGTAAAAACATATAAAGGCAGGTATAGGTGGCGAGATTCCACTCATTGTAAAAACTAAAAAGCTCCTATCATGCAGGTTCAAGTCCTGTTACCACCACATAGGGATAAAATGGTCATAGGGTGCTAAGACTAAATGAATGGAAATTTCAAGTGTACATAGAAATGGAAATCATCAAGACCGTAGTTGTAAGTAACAGGTTGAGTAGTTTAAAGATCGTAGGATAACCAATCTACGGATGAAAGCGAGAAAGCAGACGATACTTGTGCGGGTTCGACTCCCGCTTATCCCTCATAAATGTGAGCCACACATAAATGGCAAGGGTTAGTGAATAATGGTTGTTTTGCCCCGGAGAATATGCTTCGGGGCTTTTAATTAAAAAATTATGGATGAAATATTAACTGGCAAGATTTGCCCTTATTGCGGTAAGCCTACTGAATACGTGGATAGTTCCATAATCTACGGACGTTCCTACGGTATGATTTATCTGTGTCATGATTGCAGGGCTTATGTAGGTGTGCATAAAGGTACAGACCAAGCATTAGGACGTTTGGCAAATGCTGAGCTAAGAGGAGCCAAGAAGGAAGCCCACTTCTACTTTGACCAAATAGCTAAGACCAATCTTATCAATAAAATTTGGAAGAAACATATCCCCAACACTTCAAATAGAAATAAAGCTTATTTGTGGTTATCCATTCAATTAGGAATACCATATGAAGTTTGCCACATAGGAATGTTTGATGTGGAGGATTGTAAACGAGTTGTTGAATTGTGTAAACCAATAGTAGAATGCCGTACTATATAAAACGAACCAAGGCTAAGAAGAAAGATAAGCCTTTACCCTTGTTTGATAAAGCGGGGGTAACAGTGAAGAAGAAGCCGGATTTGAAAGCTAAGCTCGACAAAGAGTTTTCCCTTTTCATCCGGCTTCGTGATTGTATGCCAAACGGGTATTTCAGATGTATTTCATGTGGGCAAATAAAGCCCTTCGAGCAAGCTGATTGTGGTCACTATTTCAGTCGAAAACATTTGTCAACACGGTTTGACGAAGACAATTGCCATGCAGAATGTAGATATTGTAACCGTTTTTTAGCAGACCATTTAGAATTTTATCGAGAAGGTCTGATAGAAAAAATCGGGCAACAGAAATTTGATTTGCTAAAAGTGAAGGCTGCCAGTACTTCTAAGATGTCTGATTTCGAGTATGAGCAGCTAATTAAGTACTATAAGATTTTGAACAAGAAGTTACGAAAGGAGAAGGGTTTATGAGTTATGTATTGCGAGATTACCAACAGAAAGCCTCTGATGCTGCCGTTTCTTTCTTCAATAACAAGGCGAAGAAAACAAATGCCATTATGGTGTTACCTACGGGCAGCGGAAAGTCGCTTATCATAGCGGATATAGCTGCAAGGCTTGACGGTCATACCTTGGTGTTCCAGCCCTCGAAGGAAATACTCGAACAGAACTTTAAGAAACTCTGCTCATACGGTATTCTTGATTGCAGCATTTATTCAGCTTCTTTCAACTCTAAAGAAATAAGCCGGATAACATTCGCCACCATCGGCAGTGTGAAGAATCATCCCGAACTGTTCACCCACTTCAAGAACATCATTGTGGATGAATGTCATCTTGTAAACCCCAAAGAGGGAATGTACAAGGATTTTTTTGATGCAGTGAAGTGTAAGGTTCTTGGACTGACAGCAACGCCATACCGTTTAAGCTCCAGCCGTGATTTCGGCTCCATGCTGAAATTTATCACTCGGACAAAACCTCATGTCTTTTCAGAGGTCATTTATCATGTACAGGTATCAACCCTATTAGATATGGGCTACTTGGCGAAGTTGGATTACTATTCAATGAATCCTTCAGGGTGGAATGAACTTAACTTGAAAGTAAATACTACTGGTGCCGACTATACGGATAGGTCAGTTCAAAAAGAATATGAACGGATAGACTTCTACGGTTATCTCGTTCATATCGTCCAAAGGCTGATGAATCCCAAAGCCGGAGGAAAACGGAAGGGTATTTTGGTCTTTACCCGTTTTTTGAAAGAAGCGGAACGGTTAACGATGTCAATACCCGGTTGCGCTATCGTTTCAGGTGATACTCCTAAGAAAGAACGTGAACATATTCTTGAGGCGTTCAAAGCTGGTGAAATTCCAGTAGTAGCTAATGTGGGTGTACTTACGACTGGCTTTGACTATCCGGAACTTGATACGGTCGTTATGGCACGTCCTACAATGTCACTTGCCATGTGGTATCAGATAGTCGGTCGTGCCATCCGCCCGCATCCTTCTAAAGAATGTGGATGGATTGTGGATTTATGCGGTAACATCAAACGTTTCGGAGAGGTGTCGGATTTACGATTGTTTGATAGCGGTAATGGTAAGTGGGCTGTATTTTCTAACGGAAGGCAATTAACTAACGTGAGATTCTAAGACTATGGACGAAGGATTTTTGAGGCTAAGCCGCAGGTTTTTCTCGAATGAAATGTGGAATGAAGCCCGTACTTTTAGCAGTTGCGAAGCGTGGTTAGACTTAATTCAGTCTGCACGATTTGAGGCAACGCCCCGAAAGGAGAGTATCGGAGGTCGAGAAATCTCTTATTCAAGAGGTCAATATCCTGCATCCATAAGATTTCTGTCACAGCGTTGGAAATGGTCTGAAAAGAAGGTGCGTTCCTTTCTTGTGCATCTTAGAAAGAAAGGTATGATAACTGTTGAGTGCAATCAAGGAATGAACCTTATAACCTTATGTAAATATGAAGAATATAATCCAATGGGCACAACCAAGGGCACAAGTAAGGACACAGGTATTGAAAAGGAAATCAATGAATTAAGACACGAATGGGCACAACTAAGGGCACAACTTGGGGCACAGCCCATGAACAGCAATCTACCGCAATCCGAACTTTTACAAAAATCAGGGCACACAGAGGGCACAAATACAAAGAAAGAAGAAAGAGAGTATATAGATATATCTCTACATCAAAAGAAAGAAAATACTCCTGACGGAGTATCAAAGAAAGCCAAGCTTTCTTCGCCCTCCCCCTCTGAAAAGATTGATTACAGCGGATTGATGGAATACTATAATACCACATTCAAAGACAGACTCCAGCAGATAAGATCAATGACTGATGTGAGAAAAAAGGCTGTAAAAGCCCGGATAGCCCAATATGGGAAAGAGTCAGTGAGGAGTGTTTTCAATCTCATTCTTCAATCCCCGTTCTTACTTGGAGCTAATGACCGCAATTGGAAATGCGACTTTGATTGGATTTTCAAACAAGCAAACTTTACTAAAATATTGGAAGGAAACTATAATGGGACAAGACTTAGTAAAAATCAACAGGATAGCGAGCAGCGAAAACGTGATTCAGTTCTTGCAGTCGCTACAACCGTTAGAGAAGCTGCCGCAAAAAAGAGAAAGGAACTTGAAGCAGAGGGCGTTATTGAATAAATATCCCGATCCTGCACAATTCATTCTTGATTACAACCCTGATTTGCAGTTCAAACTTGTCAGATGTAATGCAACCCATTCAGAACTGGCGTTGAATGACAGCATTCCGAGTTTAGGGCTATTGTCTTCTACTTATGGGGATGAAACACCGATAGAATGGCTAAAGATACAATTTGGCTCATTGAATGACTTTGCAGAAGTTTCAACCAAGATAGCGAAAGAGCAACTTTCTGAACTATCGGAGATATTCCTTTCGGAGTATTATTATATAAATGCCGCTGAAATCTGTTTTTTCATAGCACGGTTTAAGTCAGGGAAGTATGGGCGGTTCTACGGTTCAATAGATCCATTGAAAATAACAAGTGCGATGCTGGACTACGTTTCTGAACGTCGGAAAGATATTGAACGGAAAGAGCGTGAACGATACAGAAACCAACGTGAAAAAGAGATAGAGGAGCGTGGAGATAACAGAATCTCTTATGCTGAGTACATTGAAATCAAGCACCGTGCTGATGCAGGAGATGAGGAAGCTAGAAAAATGCTGATATCACCATGAGAATAACCGTTTACTGGGTAACAAGAAATCCGGATGTTATCGTAAGAATCCGGAAAAAGTTCAATATCCCAAGTTATACTTCCGTGAACTACGAAACAGAATGTGAAATCAAGAATGAAGACTTTCCACTGTTAGAAGAAACAGAACGAAGGGGATTCATTCGAATTAGAAATAAGAATACACGATTATGCAAGGAACAGACAAACTGAATACGATAACCAACATCGTATTTGTCCTCACGGACGTTTTAGAAACCAACCTTCTAGAAATGCAGCAGCAATACAAGAAGGAAGGCTTTGAATTGCGGCACGATTCAAAAAGAAACTTCAACACAGTCATAGCCGC